CTTGATATTCCCGACCCCCCGACAGCGGTCGGGGGGGTGAAACAGTGTGAAACAATCAACTACGCCCGCCAAGAGGCGGGAACACAGGTCGCCAAGTCGGCCCCATGCTGACGCATGGTGCCTATGTGGCACATCTCCGCCCACTCCCTGTCAGAGAAGTCGCCGGCGCTCTCGCGCATCAGGCGCTTCCACACGTCGGGGTTTCCGCACTCAAATTCTGGCATTTTCACCGCCCGGCTAATCTTCATCTTCGCGGTTGGCAAGTCTCCTGTGATAGCTAGTACGTATTCACGCACTTTCTCGGCGCTCACGTCAACGCCGCCAGAATTGTCGTCGAACATGGCCCGCATGAAAGCATGCATGGGCTCGACGCGCTTGTAACCCTCCGCCAGATTGGCGGCGAATATGCGTATGCAAGTCTTGAGTTCCTGTGGCGTCACATTTGTCGTGGTCCAGCTCTTGGTCTTCAGAAATCGCTTGGCCTCTGGGATCATGACGATCTGGCCTCCGTCATACACGACTTCCCCATTGTGAATGAGAGCTTCGTAACCAACGAATCGCACATACCCGTCGCCTGTTAGAGGCTTCCAAATCAGTTTGGCTTTCCAGCCCCACCTAGTGAAGAAAGCGTCAACTTTGAACGCGTCCCCCTCCTTCTCTGGCCACAACTTCTCCTCGAAACGCGCCATGGTGTCGTCCCCCTCGAACGACATGCAAGCCAAATACTTGCGTCTTATCTGGCGGCCCTTCTGCTGGATGAGTGTGGTGTCGCGCGGGGACACGTAAAACATTCGAGCACCTCGGAACTTCATCAATGCGTCTAGGGCGTCGGCGACGTGCTCGCTGTCCACCAGAAAGGAAAACCATGCCACCAAGTTCTGCAAGAAGTTGCCGGAACTGGTCACGCGGTCTCCGCTCTCCCTCATGGTCTGGGGCAGCTTGATCTTCGCCGTTTTCTTTTCCCCGGTGCTATCTTTGTAGGTCATACGCCATGTGGCGCATTTGTCACGATCGTCTACCACGCGGTCGAACAAGAGTGACCCGCTCTCTTCGACGCCTATCAAACGCGCGATGTGGCAGAAAATGTCCTGTTCCAAGCGCTTGAGTGGCTCGGAGATGCCGAACTCAAACGCAGTAAGGTCATTCTCGACCCAACGCGACCCCTTCCTCATTTTGGTCATGTTTTGTAGTAGACCCTCTATAGCGTCGTGCTTCGCGCGCCCCTTGATCGATGCCATCCGGAAGACATCAAACATGACGTGCTCAAACACGTACGCCACCCTCGCAAGCGCATACAGCCTGGTCTCGCCGTGATTGGCGATCGGCCTTGGTTTGTTCTTGGCTGACACCTCACTCTTGACAAATGCCTTTATGACGGTGTCAAACCCCACGGCGTTGCCACTCAACACCGCGTTCATCGCTTCGGACTCAGCCTTCAGCGCTTGCTCTGGCGTGAACTTCTTCGGCATGCAAGAGCTGCGAGTGGATTCGAAGTCACGCATCGCCTTCTTCGTATTGCCCGACGTGAACACCTTGTTCTTCAGCTCCTCTACCAAGGCGTCTCGGGTTGCCGCCTCTGAAACAAATGGGTTGTGCTGGCCAATGCCTATATTACGCATATCGTGGGCTTGCTGTAAATTCTGGGCATTATTTGAGTGCAAATAGTTGGGACTAGTGGTCAAAAGAGGAAAACGCGCAGATGCGGTTCTCTGTCCACTGGCCGCGCCCCCCTCCAGTCCTG